AGGCATCAATAATGATGAGTTAGAATTCGCGCCTTCTGTAGGTATCGAAATATTTTGTAAAGTTGTGATTGGCATTTCTTTATTCTCCTAATACATTATTATTTATACGTTTCTGAGGGGCAATTTCTTACCCCTCATTAACTGCGTATATTATCCTAATGCTGCAATTTCACCTGTGTTTTTAAGTCTAAGCGGTATGTAAATAAATTCAATTGCTTTGACTGGTTCAATAGCTATATCTAAGTACAACTCATTTTTGTCAATTCTTGCCGGTGTGTTATTTGATTCGTCACACACTGCAACAAAGTCATAAAGTGCTCTTAGACTTACTAGTTCTAACATCATTTGATCTGCAGCCGCTTTAATTTGATCACGTGTGATCTTATCATTTGGCTCAAACAAGTAAGGCTTAGCTAATAGCTCTAGTTGTCCACGTAAGTATACAACTAGTCTTGCTACGTTTACTCTATCTAATGCACTTGCATTTTTAGCACGAGTTTTCTGTCCAAACACTACTAATCCTGCACCACTTAAGAATGTAATTGGATTAATTTTGTTTGAGTACAACGTATCACGCTGTCCAGTGTTTAATGCAACTGCTTTAAATTCGCCTTCGCTAGTAATGTAACCACTTGATGTAGCATTTGATACACCACCTCTTCTTGTACCAGCTGGAGCAAACCAGGGGAATGCCACTTGGTCATTTAACACAATTGTACGTAGTGCCATATGACTTGCTGGAACAACAATGTTGTTACCGCTATTATCACTAGTAAAACCAGCTGGGTAATACATACCCATGTACTCATCAAAGCTAACTGCACCGTTATCATTATCTTCTAGTGCAACTTTAACGTTTGTAGCCCATTCATTAAGTGAAGTAGCATCTGGTGTTAACCTCATTGGTGTGTCACCTACAACAAAAGCTGTTAAGCGTCTATCAGTATTAAGTGTAATCATTTCACCAATTAGTTCAGGATAACCTGGGCAAGCCAATAAGTTAAACTGACGTGATTCTTCATCACGTATATCTTGGTTACTATTAACTAGTGCTTGTAATGCTTGTACAACTGATTTACGCTGTGCATGACGTCCAAATGTTCCTGAACCATCTTCAGCATTACCTGAGTCAGTTACCCATCTATGTGGATAGTAAGCTGCCATTGATGCATCACCTGCTCTAGTGTTAAGTGCAGTAACATCAATTGAGTTACGTACAAATTTCTTAACATTAAATCCACTTCTACGTAGGTTCCAAAGAATCATACCTTTTGGATATAGTGCTGGATCTGGAGCATCTGGATCTAAGAAGTCACTTGTTAGTAACTCTACAATAGTACTTGATGGACTAATTGCTGTTGATCCACCTGTTGCACCAAATCTTGCATCTGCAAATAGTACACCGTTTTCTGTAGTTTGATCTGCTTTATCAAGCAATACCCATTTTGAAGTAGTGTTATTCCATCTATAAATGCCTGGATATTCTTCAACGTTTGCTGTACTAATCCATATATCACCTTCAACTAGTGCAGTTAAGTCTGACTGTACTGTTGGTTCTTTGGCTGCTACAATTGGTCCTGCTGGATCACAGTTAGCATATGCACCGCTATAGTTATGATAACCTACCCAAGTAGTACCATTGTGGATCATAAGATCTACTTCGTCTACTACTGAGCTATACCATAGTGTACCATTTTCTGTTAAGCTAGTTGGTGCTGTGTTAGAAGCTGTATAAGTAAGCTCTTTCCAATTTGAAGCAACCCAATCGCTTGCAGTATCGCCAGTTGGTGCTGTGTACAAGTTAGCTGTACCTGCGCCAGTAGCATAGTTATAAACAGCAAATCCAGCAAGTGCTAGTGCGCCGCCTGTATCTTTGATTCTAATTTCACCACCTAATTTGTGTGTAATTTGAACTTTGTTACTAGCATCGACAATTGCTGTAATGTTTGTAAAGCCAGCAGCATTAATTGCTCCTGCAATTACATCTGCATCACTTGAAGCTGCTGTAGATGTTATGCTAATAGTTTTAGCACTATCTAATGCCAAAGTAGCCGCTTTTGATTCTTGCATTGTAAATGCATATGAAGCGCCAGTAATTTGTGTAGTAATTGCAGCAGATACAATTTTAGTTGCACCAGTTGCTGCTCTAGTAAAGATTTTACTATTAGCAATTATCGGGCTTACTTCTTCAACATTTGTATTAACATACAATGAACCTAGTGCAATACCTGCTCCTCCACCGGACTTATCAAGTGCAAAAATTGCTGCTTGATTTGTATCATATATTGGTGCTGTAATTGTTGACCAAAGTTGTGTTGAAGTTGCATACTTCTTAACTTTATAGTTTGCACCACCATTTGGAGTAGTTGTTTTGATCCAAAGACTTCCTGTTGGTGCTGGTGCTGTATCTGTGCTCTTGTAAGCAGGAACACTTGTATGCGGAGCAATAGTTAGTTTAGGTGCTTCGTATGTTGCTGCCCCTATACCTGCGTCTGTAGTAATAGTTCCTGTACCGTTTGCTAATACAACGTCAACGCCAGTTGAGTAAATTTCAAGTACTCCGTCTACTGCCGCTGCTGTAATTCCTGAAATTGCCGCTGTGTTAATATCCGAAGCTAATGCTGCATTTGTAGTACCAGCTAGTGTAACTGTTGTAGTGTTAATAACAATTGTGTTACCGTTACTTAGTGTAGGATTTGACACAGTACCAATAACTGCTGGGTGACTAGCATGCCAGTTAGTTGATCCAACTTCAACCCATGTTCCTGCTGCTATGCCTGCTCCTGCATTACCTTTTGATTTAAAGTAAAATTTATTAGTAGTAGTTGCCGCTACAACTGCGTAATCGCCAATTGCGCCAACTGATGGTTTCGGAATACCACTTGCAATATTACCAACTAAGTCTGTTAGTTTTGTAATTACTGTCGGTGCTTTAGTAGAAAAGCTTTGGCCGCCTGTAGTAGTAATAGCTGCTGAATTCCATTCTAATATTCCAAATAATGAATTAAGTGTATCAAACCAATGTGCGCCATCTGCTGGCTCTCCACCTGGTGCTGTTGCACTTGCTTGTAATTTAGATAAATCTAAATCTGCTCTTACTACATAAGCTCTATTCGTTACACCTAGTAATGAATATGCTGTTTGTAGTCCGTATTCGTTAAGCTCGCCGCCATGTATCATATTCCCGTTTGAATCTGAGTAGAAAAGCGGATCGCCAAATGTTTCACCAAGCTCTCTTTGACTGGTGATTAAGTAAGGTTTGCCAGCGTTTGATTTTAACGTGCCAGCGCCAATGCCTGCTCCAGAACTGCTTGTTTTGTTAGAAGCAGTAGCAACAAAAATCATTGGTACCGTGCCAGCCGCTGCTGGGGTGTAGAATGATTCGTCAATTACTTTGACCTCTACGCCTGGTGATGTTAATGCCATTTTAGTTCTCCTGTTGGATTTGTTCGTCTACTTGTATTTATACTAAAATCTTAAAAACACCTTATATATCCATATGAAAAAGGTACCAAAAAGGTGAGGTAAATACAATATGAGACCTTTATGCATTTGTAAGCAAAGACCTGCCGCAATTAATTATAAAAAAGCAGGAAAAGTATATTATAGAAAATTATGTGAACGCTGTTTAAGGAATGGTGTTGGACACGGTATACCTAGATGGAAGCAAGTCGGTTATGAGAAGAAAGACTATTGTGAAAAATGTAATTTTAAAAGTAAACACCCTGAACAGTTTGATGTGTTTCATATTGATGGTGATCTACAAAATTGTAGACCAACTAACTTAAAAACAATTTGTGCTAACTGTCAACGTATTACGCAAAAATCTGGGGTTCGCTGGAAACAAGGTGATCTTCGACCTGACTTTTAAGATCTTCAATTGTACCATCATTATATAGTATAGCATCAAATTTATCGTTAGTGTCTATCCACTTATACTCGCTAGCATGAATATCATATGCTGACATAAGATTACTATTATTATGATTATCTAAAATTGCACTACCAAACCATTCAGGTTCAGCACCACGCTTTACTTGCCAAATTTCTCCGCCAAGCTCTCTAATAACATTCTGTTCATTACGGAATCTTACATCAGGAATAACAAATTCTGTACTAGGATTATTAATTATTTTCTGTTTTACCATACTAACCCATATACCGTCATAAAACCCATTACGCATACAGTCGGTTCCAAACTCTTGTAACACTAATCTAGGTGTAATAATTCTTCCTGTTTCTTCAGTCCAAAAGTCGTCTTGTTCTTCCCGCCATTCTCTAGACCAGGTACTGTCGCCTTCAAGTGCTTCTCTTTCCCAACCAAATAGCTCGGATACAGCATCTTTTAATTTATCAGCAAATGATATTTTTTCAAAACCATATGTATCTACAAGATGGTCGCTTACTGTACCTTTACCAGATCCAATTAATCCACAGATACCAATGATCATACAAAGTCTCCTAAGTTAGTAGTATCTTTATATTATACGATCGTTTTAGTAAGTTGTCAAGTGGTTTTTAGCCTATTGTGAAGCCGTAGCCAACGCCGCCTGCTACAGCCATTGATACGTCATTTTCTAGCTTTTCCATTTCAGATTGTGCTTCAGCTTTTAGTGCATCACCATTAAGTGTGCTACCTCCTCCTGGTCCTGCTATGGTAGCAAATTTTGAACGTGCTTCGCCTAGCATATATTTACAGCTAGCAAGAGTATAATCTTTGATCCATTGTTTTGCAAGGTAGTCGTCTAAAAGCTGTTCATCAGGTCTATAGTTGTATGCATAAAGTAGTATCTCTTCTTCTGCCCTAGGACGCTGTAAAAGTGTTAATTTTTTAGTAGTAGTATTCCATTTGAATTCAATAAAACTACCAAACATTCTTCCTACTAGTTCTTGATGTTGAGCAAACATATCATATGTTGCTAATCCTCCCATCTTAGATCCTGATAGTAAGTAGGTATTTGTATAGGCCATGTTAAATGGTTCAAACAGAGATCCGCCATCGCCGCCACCTGTGCGAGATCCAATTGAACGTCTATATAGCTTTCTAATTTCAATAACTTCACTAGGTAATACATATTCGTTTTGATCAACAACTGTAGTTAAAAACAAATATGATTCCTCTACGCTATTATCTGATCTTTGTCTAAATTTACTTAATGCTTTGCCTAATGCTGTCTCATAATGTATAGGATCTAATTCAACGTCAATCATTCCGCCACCAAGTGACGTATTTACGTAATCATATACATTCTGTCTTGCTGTTGTTAGGTCTGTCATTCTTTACTCTCCACATAGTATTTATCGTTACGATAAATATACATATGCCAAGACTGTCTTTATATAAACCAGAACGCGGTAATGATTATCATTTCCTAGATAGACAAATCCAGGAAATGTTCACTGTCGGCGGAACTGATATTAACGTTCACAAGTACATAGGTGCTAGGAACCCCTCTACAGCAGAATCCACTGCTGATCAGCCCAAATATGATGCTGTAAAAGAAACAAACATACAAGATTTATTATTTTTAGAAAATAGAGATAGAAAATACGATGCTGATGTTTATACAATGCGAGCAGTATATAATGTTCAAGATATTGATTTTGATCTATCACAATTTGGTTTATTTTTAAGCAATGATACGTTGTTTATGACTATACACATAAACAGTTCAGTAAAAACATTAGGCAGAAAAATAATGAGTGGTGATGTTATAGAATTGCCGCATTTAACAGATGAATATGCCTTAAATGATTATGATGTAGCACTTAAAAGATTTTATGTAGTAGAAGATGTAAATCGTGCTGCAGAAGGATTTAGTCAAACATGGTATCCGCATTTGTATAGATTAAAGCTAAAACAAATTTACGATACACAAGAATACAAAGATATTTTAGATTTACCTGCTAGTGAAAATTCAAATAATACACTTAGAGATGTATTATCTACATACGAAAAAGAAATGCAGATAAACAGAGCAGTAGTTGCACAAGCTGAACAAGATGCTCCTAAGAGCGGATTTGATATTAGTCATTTTTATACTGTAGCAACTAATCCAGATGGCACAGTAGCTTTACAAACTGCTGATCAAGATGACCTAGATGCTTCAAATATTAATACTAGAACAGACGAAGTTACTGATCGTCCTGATAGAGAAGGTTATACTGGATACTTAGTTGGTACTGGAGACTCAGCTCCTAATGGTGCACCTTTTGGATTTGGAATTGCATTCCCTCAAGATAATCAACAAGGTGATTATTTTTTACGTACAGATTTTTTGCCAAATAGAATGTTTAAATATGATGGGAAAAGATGGGTTAAACAAAATGATGATATTAGGATGACTCTAAGTAATACACTTGAAAAACAAACACAAAAAGCAAGTTTCATTAATAATACTAAATCAAGTACAATTGCTGGTGAAACTGTTCCAGAACGTCAAAGCTTGTCTAAAGCACTTAGACCTAAAAAGGATAACTAATGCAACATTTTTATGATGGACAAATAAGACGATATACTACACAGATGATGCGTATACTTAGTAACTTCCCTGTTATCGACGGTGACGGGCAAACCAAAGAAGTTCCTGTTATGTACGGAGATTTAACTCGACAAGTAGCTAATATTATTAGAGAAAACAGTGAAAATAAATTACCTAGTGCTCCTAGAATCAGTGTTTATATTACAGGGTTAGAATTAGACAAAGATAGATTAACAGATGCTACATATACTAGAAAAACTAATATACGGGAACGTGCTTATGATGAGGTTAATAAAGAATATATTAACCAAGAAGGAAAAGCATATACTGTAGAAAGATTAATACCTACACCATATTTAATGAGATGCAATGCTGATATATGGGCAAGCAACACTGATCAAAAACTGCAATTACTAGAACAAATTTTAGTATTGTTTAACCCTAGCTTAGAAATGCAAACTACCGATAACTTTATTGATTGGACCAGTATTACTGTTGTGCATTTAGAAAATGTTCAATGGAGTAGTAGAAGCACACCAGTTGGTGTCGACAGTGAAATAGATATTGCTACACTTACATTTAGTGTTCCTATCTATATTAGTCCGCCAACAAAAGTAAGAAAAATGGGCGTTATTACAAATATTATAACTAGTATGTTTGATGAAGAAAACGGAACTATTGAAGATGGAGTTTCACAACCACAACTTAATGCTTATGATGACACTTCAGTTGCAGGAACAGCAACCGATGCTAGAGGAACAAGAATAGGACAATCCGCTGGAGGACATTCGGCTAATGTTAATTTTGCACAATATGGTCTTTATGTAAATCAAGGAAATGCACAATTAGTAGCTAATGGTATGGTTGGTAATAAGAATTGGAGAGAAGTATTTACTGCATTACCAGGAGTTTATGCTGCAGGTGTTAGTAGAATATTCCTTACTAGTAACGATAACGCTAAGACAGTTACGGGCACATTTGCACTTAATCCACTAGATGAAGGACAAATTGCTATTGATTTTGATACAGATAGTTTCCCTTCAGATACTATTATTAGTGGTAGAACTAGTATAGATTATATTATTGATCCTACTAACTATGATCCTACACCTATAAAAGCATCAGGTGTTAGATTATTACTATTAGATGATATTGGTGATGCAGGTGCTACTCAAGTTTCTAGTGCATGGGCAAATGCAGACGGAACAGGATTAGTAGCTAGTATAAATGATATAGTAGAATGGGATGGATCAAAATGGAATATTATATTTGATGCTTCTGAGACTACAACTACTACATATACAACCAATCTTAACACACAAACGCAATATAGGTATAGAGACAACGAATGGTTACTAAGTATCGACGGTGACTATCCAGTTGGCGCCTGGAGAATCGATCTAGCCGGCTAATTACTTGTATGAACGCAAGTATTGTATGCAGTGGTGCATTATTCTATACCTTAAATACAAATAGATTTTTATTTTTACATCGATCAGGTGGTAGAAAGTCTGATGTTTGGGGATTAGTAGGTGGCACAAATGAAGGTACAGAAACACCTTGGGAAGGGCTTAAACGAGAAATTGTTGAAGAAATAGGTGATGTTACTAAAATTAAAAAAACACTTCCTTTAGAAAGTTTTCTTAGCAACGACAAAAAGTTTCTTTTTCATACATATTTGTGTGTTGTGCAAGATGAATTTATTCCACAATTAAATAAAGAACATGACGGATATGCATGGTGTAGTTTTACTAAATGGCCAAAGCCTTTACATCATGGATTACGTAATACCCTTCAAAGTAAAATTAATCTTAGTAAATTAGAAACTGTTTTTCAAACAATTAATTTACTTGACAGTTAATGCAAATGGCAGTATAATAGTATTATGAAAGTTCTAGTTCTTGGCGATATAATTATTGACAAATATATTTACGGTACCTCTACTCGTATAAGTCCAGAAGCACCTGTGCCTATAGTTAATCTAACTGAAGTAAAAACTTCTCTAGGTGGTGCAGGACTTGTAAGTGAAAACTTAAAAAATTTAGGCGTTGATGTTACACTTGTACAAAATGAGCAACCACGAAGTACAAAAACTAGAATTATTGCAGATGGACATTATATTACACGATTGGATGAAGATGAACAAGCAGACGGTGATGCTGTATTAAAAAATGTATTGCGTAGTGATTTTTCGTCATTTGATTATGCTATATTAAGTGATTACAACAAAGGTGTGCTAACACATTCTACACGAATTATAGAACATATAAACAGTCAAGGTTGCAAAGTTATTGTAGATCCAAAACGCCATCGTAAATGCTATGAAGGTGCATGGTTAGTTAAACCTAATGCTAAGGAATACAAAGAATTTGGATTCGAAAAACACAAAGGTAATATAATAACAACTAGTGCAAATGGTGCAGTATCAGCAAAGTTTGAAGATGAAACACATTTTATAATTCCAGAACAAGTTGAAGTTAATGATGTTACAGGTGCAGGAGATTGTTTTCTTGCTGCCTTTGTATATGGTCTGACGCAAGATAGAACTATTAAGCAGTGTTTAGAACTTGCTACCAAAGGTGCAACTGAAAGTGTTAAACATCTTGGAACATATATTTTATCAAAAAATGATTTAGAAGATACTGTTGTGTTTACTAATGGATGCTTTGATATACTACATATTGGCCATTTAAAGCTTCTTAGACACGCTCGTAGCTTAGGTAATAAGCTTATAGTAGCTATTAACAGTGATGCAAGTGTTAAGCGTTTAAAAGGTGAAACTAGACCCATTAATAGTCAAGAAACTAGAAAAGAAACACTGGAACAATTAGGCATAGTTGACGAAGTTATAATTTTTGATGAGGAGACTCCTTATGAAACAATTAAAAAAATCAAACCAAATATAATTGTAAAAGGTGGAGACTATACTGTTGAAACAGTAGTTGGAAATGACTTAGCAGAAGTTGCTATATTTCCAAAAGTAGAAGGATATTCTACTACACAGATCATAAAGGATATAAAATGACTAAAAAGGTTATTATTGACAAAGTACTTAGCCCTGAAGTATTTAGACAAATACAGGATTATATGTTAGGTCTAGAATATAGATGGTATTTTGGAGCCGGCGTTGCTGACCCAGACGATACTGAAAACTTTCAGTTTATACACAAAATACACGAAGGTCCTTACATAGATAATCCAAATGATTATCAAGTTGTTTATCCGTTGTTAGAAGTTCTACAACCGCAATCTATACTAAGAATTAAAGCTAACTTATTAACAAGAACTCCAAAAAATTTAGTTCATGGATTGCATACTGATGTTATTGCTCCAGGTGCATTAACTGCTGTTTATTATCTAAACAGTAACGATGGTTATACTATTTTTGATGATGGTGATAAAGTTGAAAGTATTGCAAATAGAATAGTTATTTTTCCTGCGAATATTCCGCATAGTGGCGCTACTTGTACAGATGAACAACGTAGAGTTGTAATTAATCTAAATTATCTTCCATGGCGTGATGACAAAAACTGGCATGCATTAATGGACGAACAAGATATTACATATAGAAATCACTGGGAAAAAAGAATGACTGAGATTAATGATTTTGCTTACGATAAAGACGGGGTCCCAATTAAGTGAGAATACTAGTTACAGGCTATAAAGGATTTATTGGACAAAATCTATGCAATTATCTTCTTACCCAAGGTCATGATGTAGAAGGTTGGGAATATATGGATAATGCTGTACCTGATCCTAGTTCATACGATTGGGTAATACATCTAGGTGCTATTACAAGTACAACATATACTGATGTAGATAGAATAATGGATCAAAATTTTGAATATAGCATGAGACTTCTACAAGTTTGTGATAATTACGGAGTAAATGTTCAATATGCTTCCAGTGCTAGTGTATATGGGCCTACTACGCATTTTACAGAAGATGGACCATTATTACCACAAAGTCCTTATGCGTGGAGCAAGTATTTGTTTGATAGATTTATAAAGCAACACAAAGACGAATTTAATATTCTTGTACAAGGTTTTAGATACTTCAATGTATACGGTCCTGGTGAAAACGAAAAAGGCGATCAAGCAAGCCCTTATACTAAATTTACAAAACAAGCAAAAGAAAATGGTACAATTAACGTATTTGAAAAAAGCGATCATTATAAAAGAGATTTTGTATGTGTAGAAGACATTTGCAAAGTACATGAAAAGATGCTTAATGTTGATGCTAGCGACATTTATAATGTAGGAACTGGTAACGCAAAAAGTTTCGAAACTGTAGCACAAACAATTGCTAAAAAATATAATGCTACAATTAATTATATACCTATTCCAGATAACATAAAAAATCAATATCAAGAATACACTTGTGCAAATCTAAGCAAATTAAATAGTGTTATAGATATGGAGTGGACTAGCATAGAGGAGTATATAAATGCACAATATAATTAACGATGGTGAATTCGTAAAAGACTATGAAACATTCCATCCATTTGGTCCAAGAATATTTAAATCTAAATTGAATGCAGAGGATTTAACATTTTTACAAAATTTTGCTGAAATAGCTCGCAATGCTCCGTCAGCAGGATCATCCTTATCAGGCAACATTAAAGATCAAAAAAGTTCTCATACTGGCAATAAAGAAAAAGAACAGCATGTTCTTAACATACTTTGCCCTTACATTATAGAATGGTACAAGATAGAAGATCAACAAAGACTTTGGTTTCTTGATAAGAATGATCCGGAAAGCGAAAATCTTAAAAATGTAGATTACAATAGTATTAATTTTCATACTGGTACTGGCACGTGGTTTAACTATATGAAAGCAAACGAGTTTAATCCATTACATGCACACAGCGGTAGTATTAGCGGAATAGTTATGGTAAAAGTTCCTGAAGAAATATCACAAGAACCAGATAATATCAAAATAGAATCAAATGCCCGTTGTCCTGGAATGCTAGAATGGGTACATGGTGAATTTGGTGCGGGTGCTTATAGAACATACCCTGTTGAAGGAGATATCTATCTGTTTGATGCTAAACTAAGGCATCAAGTTTATCCATTCCAAAGTGATGTTGAAAGAATAACAATGAGTTGGAATGTATTTGAAACAACATTTGATAAGAAAATAGAGGTTAATTTTGAATGAGTAGATTACAAGGAAAAGTTGATAAAGGTTGGGGTTATGAATTAATTTGGGCAACTAATGACAAGTACTGTGGTAAAATTATGATATTTGAAAAAATTGGCTCAAAGTTTAGTATGCATTTTCATAAAGAAAAAGATGAAACATGGTTTGTAAATAACGGAAAATTTATAGTTCGTTGGATTGATACTAAGGATGCAACCATCTTTGAAAAAGAACTAAAAGAAGGCGACACTTGGCACAATCCGCCATTACAGCCACATCAACTAGAAGCGTTAGAGCCTATGAGCTCAGTTACTGAAGTAAGTACACCAGATTCTGTTGAAGATAATTATAGGCTTATACCTGGTGATAGTCAACAACTAGAGTCTACTGATGATTGAGATTGAGTGGAGCGATGAGTTTGATAGAGGCTCAAGTTGGATTGCTCCTAAGTGTGTAGTTGGCTTAGATCGTGATGGAGTAATTAATGAAGACCTTGGTACATACTGTTGGAAAAGCAAAGATTTTAAACTTATAGAAGGTAGTATATCTGCTATTGTAAAGTTACGTAAACTAGGACATAAAGTTGTAATTATTACAAATCAAGGCGGAATTGAAAAGGGTTTATTTACTGAAAATGATGTTGATAATTTACACAAACACATGTTTGAATTATTCGGAGAAGCAGGGTGTCAAAGTATAGACGGATTATATTATAGTGCTAGTAGTAGAAAGAATGACATGTATGCTAAGCCTAATCTAGGAATGTTTAAACGATGTGAACGTGAAGTACCACACGTAAAATTTAATCAAGGTTATTACGTAGGTGATAAAATATCTGATTTAAAAGCTGCAATAAAAATTGGTGCAAAGCCAATACTAGTACGTACTGGTTATGGAAAAGAAACAGAAGCATTAATCAACAAAAGATTTACATATAAACAAATAAGAAAAGTAACTAAAGTTTTTGATACGCTTTTAGACTTTGTTAATTATCTTGAAGATTAAGCCTGAGCTTCTCCCCACTTAATAATAATATTTGAATTAATATCTGATCCTGACACTTTATACACGTTAATTGCTAATACGTCTGGACCATTAGGGAATGTACCTCTACCACCTAATGGCGTGTTTGTAAGTTCTTTCAGGTCTTTTAATTCTAGCGTAGAACGTTCGCCTGGCACAGCAATAAACGAGAACACAGTTTCTCCTGGTCTAGCAAACGGTGGTTGCTCAAATGTAGCTTCAATTGTACCCGTGCTTAGTGCTAGTGTACCTGTATATGAATTGTTAAAGTTTACTTGGTAAAATGTATTTCCTGCCCATGTAACTTCATTAATACTATTTACATAAGTGTTGGAAGGGAATGTTAAACCGTTATTACCGCCTGTAATAGCAGTACCAACAATTGTGCTAGCACCGTCAACACTTGCCGTTGTTAAGTAAGCATAGTTTTTGTTTACAAGTGCGGCATTATATGCGATAGTTAAGTGATTTGAACTATTAGCACTAATTTGCCCAGTTCTTCTATTTGAAAGTTCAAAGTATCCCCAGTTGTCGTAGTCACTTATATAACCATATTGAATAGTTGTGTTAGCAGGAATGTTTGTTCCTGTAATTACTTTACCTTCAACAAAACTAGTATCATTTGATCCAAATGTTGTTCTATAATCACCGGCGTTAACATACACATAAGAGCCATTGCCCCAACTAGTGTATATACCACTATCAAGTTGTGCAGTAATAGAGCCAATTGATGTCATATTAGCTGTTGTAGCCGCAGTACCATCTGTCCATGTAACACCACCACCTGATGCAATTTGAGCAAAGCTAGGTTGTCCGCCTTGTGCAACACCACTTAATCCTGACCAGTTAACGTCACTTGGGTTAAGCGGATAGTTTTGTGGATTAAGCACACCTTCAATAACAATACCTCCAGAACCTGAGTCTGATGTAACCTCAAGCCCCATAAGTAAAAGTTGAGCACGATTAAGTAGTTCACGTTCACCTAAGTCACCTACAATAGCATTTGACACACTAGGAGCCAAACGCATCATAAACGCTGTTTGTTTTGTAGTACTAACAGCAATGCCTGTTTCAGCGTAACTAAAAATATAACCTCGATCTTCATCAAAGCCGCCATCTGTTAGGAACGCACTACCCCAGTGACTAATTAACGGAGTAATTGTCTGTGAAATAATAATAACACCTGTTCTAGCACTATGAGTGGCAGCTGGACCAGCTGTATAACTACGTTCTGCTCCTGCTTGGAATGTAAGTAAACTTGCAGCTCTAGTAACACCACTAAGTGTGTTTGTTTCTTTGTTATTAGCAGTATATGTCATAACTTCATTATCAATATATACAGTAGCATTGTATGGGAAGAAACTACTATCTTCTAAGTGAATAGTTGTTTGTGAGTTGGTCATTGCAGTTTTTAATTTACCTGGAGGGCCTTCATTTGTAACTTCATACCTAACTGGTAAGTTTCCTGATCGCATAAATGCTTCTGTGTTAACGTTTGAATTACGCATTCTGTGTGCAAATACAAAGTTACCATCTGAACCACGCACCATCCAATCAATAAATCCAGCACCATACCATGTATACTGAATTCCAATCATCTGCATTTTAGCAATATCCATATTGTAACCACTTGGACCGTTGCCATCTAATTTATCTAAATTAAATTCACTTTGTTTTGCTTTTTTGTCACTTACTAGTGCAACTTTTGCACCTGAAATATTAATAACGCCACGCCAGTCTGGTGTAATAGTACAAACAGTATCACTATCAACATGAGTAACAACATGTGTCATACCTTTGATAATAATTCTATCACCAGCTGTTATTTGATCTCTAAATCTTGTGTTTGTTCCTGTAACATAGTTAGAATCAATATTTAATGCAATAGTTCCTGCAATTTGTTTTGTTCCTGTACGCTGTACTGCACTAATTTGTGTACCATCAAACTCCCAAAATATACCATTTTGGTCATCAAAGATGCCTGAACGTACAGTAGCACCATGCCAGCTTACAACACTCATTTGTGCTGCAAATCCTAATACTGCTGTTGTTGAACCTAGTCTACGTTTTGAACGTACTTTAAATGTTCTTTCATCAGTTACTGATACTACAGTATAATCAAATTCTTCACCAACACCAGTACTGAATCCGCTGTTATAACCTTCAGTTTCAATACCTAATAAACGTATTATTCCACCAACTTGTACACCGTGATCATTGTCGTCTGTTGTTACTGTTATTAGTGAATCAACTTCTATACCGTCTGCTGTTACACTCTGTAGATCGTAACTTGGCGCAAACAATGCACCAGTTGTGTACATAATACCTTTACCTGACTGATATCTAATATACTTTTTACTTTGACGTATTGCTTGTGCTCCATGTTGTGGGCCGCCAGTACCTAACTGTACACCGCCATCATATGGTCTATGCACAAAGAAACTGTCTGGTCTAGGATATACAATACCACCTATTGGAGTTCCACTAACATCAATAGCACCTACAGCTCTCGCTTGATATCTTATAGTATTTGTTGTTGGAACTTCTGTAATAAAGAATGATCCACCTGCTAGTGCATGGTTGTTTGTGCCGCCGTCATCACTTGTTATGTTTACAATAAATGTATCTCCTGGAACTAGACCATGAGCATATGTCCATTGTGCATTAAGTGTTGCTAGTGCTGCATAACTTACTGTTTGATTAACAGCTATAGTATTTGTTGTTGCTTCTGATATTGTTACAGTTGATATAAGATCAATATTAGTTCCTGGATTAGCAATAGTATATGTAGCTGTTACCGCTGTAATTATGCCGCCAGCCGCAGCATCAACATACATTTCTATATCGTTTAATGGGCTTGATCCTTCTAGGTCTAACCCAGAAATTATAATTCTGTCACCTTGTTTATAACCCGTTCCGCCAGTATATACTGCAATATTATCATATGAACTAAAATTTCTTCTAATAGTAAATGTAGCATTTGACCCAGTATTAGAAATATTTGCGCCAGAAACTGCATTGTATGGTCCTGTTGGTTGTGGCGCTGTACCAGAAATAGTAATTCCTGTTATTTGACCTGTTGATTCATTTCCTACTTGTGTAATAGTTATAGTGGCATCATTAACTGGTGATGCACCTCTTAAACTAGTACCAGGAATAACTAGCTGTTGTCCTACAGCATATCCGGTACCTGGAGTGGATACGCCATTAGTAAGATCAACTGTATAGTCGCCTTCTCCAAGTTCAACTTGGAACGTGCCTCCTGAACCTTGTCTATTTGCACCAGATATAGTAGTAGCTGTTGTGCCATTAATTGCTATTCCAGTTGTTGTATATGTTAAAATAGAACCGTTAGCATCAACACTAACAATAGTGCCTACAATATCATTTGCAGGTGTTGCTCCACCAAAGCCTGCATAATTTCCTGCAATAGTAAATGTTTCACCTACTAGATAGTTAAGTCCGCCGCCGCCCGTTACCTGATAACTAGCGCCGGTTACTTGAACAGTAAATGATGCCCCTCCATTACCGCCTGAGGTATTACTAGTATATGCTACATTAGTAAATGTTTCATCTCTTTGTGGAGCGTTAACTGTGGTATGATTTATTCCAGTAATACGTCCTGCAACTCCGACAGTTAATGCTTCAAAAGTCACTGCGGCTCCGCCACCGCCACCTAGTACTGCATCAGCAATTGTAATAGTTGCTCCTTGTGCAACTCCTGTACCAGCAGTAACAATAGTAATATCTGAAATATCTATATCGCCTGCTGTTGAAATTGTATTAACATCCATTGTAAAAGCTGCGCCACCGCCTCCACCTAATACACTATCTTGAATAGTAATAGTATCACCAGATGTATGTCCTGAACCACCAGTAACTACCTCTACTTGTAAAACTGCACCAATTGCGTTTACAGTAATATTAAACGTACCAACAGTTCCAGACCCGCCACTTGTACCAGTTACTCCTGAGTATACTCCTGGTGTTCTCGAAGCATCTGATGCTCCAAAATTATTCATAGTTCTATGTTCACCAGCAGCTTGTACTTTAATTGTATAAGTTGAACCACCACCGCCTGTGCTTGCAACTCCTGTGTAAGTTCCTGGTGTTCTGTTAGCTGGAACCTGCGTAAGGTTATTAATAGTAAGTACTTCTCCACCAGCACTTACACTTGTTACTGTTACATAGTTGTCATTAGCTGTTGTACCATTTGCTGGTGATATTGTAGAACCATCTAATACAAGACTGTCGCCAACTACATATCCTGAGCCACCTTGTGCAATAGTTACACCAGTATAAGTTGTATTTAAATATGCAACATCAAAGCTTGCTCCTACACCGTTATTTCCAAACGGTGTGTGAGCTGCGTTTGGAATTATTGCAAATCCATTAAAGCTTAATCCAGATATAGTAGCAGTATTAACGTCACCATCGCTGTTTACACTGCTAACAAATACAGTAGCATCATTTGCAGGGGATGCACCGCCTAGTAAATTACCTAGTATTTTAATACTATCACCAGCTACATAGTTATATCCACCGTTTGCAACACTGTTTAATACGTATGTGTTACTTGAATCACCAGATGGTGAAATATTAAATGTAGCATTTTGTCCTAGTGCAGAAACATTTGTTCCGCCCTGATCAGTATAAGTTACAATATTACCAATTCTTTGATTAACAAAGTTTCCACTAAATTGTACTCCTTTACCGCTTGCTCCTGTGCCTACTGTTTGTACGTAAATTGCTGTTCCTGTTCCATTATCTACAGCTTGGTTAACTTGTATACCTGTAATATCATCTACTTCAAGTGTATCAGTATTAGCAGCCGTTGTAGCTGTAGTAGTTGGTGTTATGTAAGTTCCGCCGCCTGCACTAGTATCAAGTATTTGTGTTACTTGAGAACCTGTTGGAATATTTGCATGTGTTAATGGTGAACCTACTTCTGGAGCTGCTCCATCAAATGGTATAATTGTACTTCCACTAGCTACTCCTAATTGCGTTGTAAAACTTCCTGAAGATCCATTACTTGCAATAGTAAATGTAGCTTGTCCAATACTTGCTCCTGTATAAAATGCTGCTTTTCTTAACTGACAATAAGTTGTAACTAGTACTTCCCCATTAGATGTACCAACTTTAGATTTTGCATAATAAGTAAATGTTTTTTCTGTTGGTGTAGTATTAACAACAAACGAACCTTCAGCTCTTGCAACACCCTGGACTGAATTTTCTAATGCCTTAATAGTAATAGGCTGTCCTGGTGAAAATCCATGAGCAACTACAGTAGTAACTGTAATTAAACTAGCACCCACACCACTTGTACCTGTACTTGCATCTGTTACAACATTAGATACTGCTGTGTTTGTTGCTGGTATTTCATAAACACTAGGATATCCTCTTAAGGTACCAATAGCAGACCATTTAGTAGGCTGTAGGCCATATTCAAAGTCAGCATCAAGCATACTTAAAGGATTAGCAATACGCATACGTTCAATAGCATCAGTGCCAAAATCGTATGGTCTAGTTGTTACAATACTTTTGCCATTTTCAACTTTTTCTGCAAATACTTGTAGATCGTCAGTACTTTTATGACTGCTAGTATCATAATTAAACCAAATTTGTGTAATTGCGTCTGTAGTTTGTAGATAAGTTGAGAAATCGGAGTCATAACCTTTAGTTTTTGTTTTAGCTATAGCACCTGTTTCTACATTTGGAAAATTATATATAATCTCATTTTTTGTAGTATTTGTAACTAGAAGTAATTCTGCAAGGCTCCATCGTCCTTGAACTTTTAAATTTCCAACACCACTTTCTACTTTTGCTGGAATTTGATCAAGTCCTAGTGTAATAACATTAATAATAATTGCACTAAGTTCATTAATTCTAGGGATTGCTCCTGCTTCAGCATTATCTCCACTAGTATCTGTAGTTTGTATTACTGCTGTTTGATTACCTGAGTATGCTGAATTAGTAAATATGTAATCTCTAATAATATCTCTTATTTTTGCATGGGTTTGTATTTCAGGTTGTCTATCACCGTCAATTTGTGCTACAGTGCCTTCCCAGTAGTACCCTGCTATTTTACTTGTTTCTTCGTTGCCGCCGTATCGTAAATCCCACAAGTAAGCATCAAGCACATAACCTACATCTCTTTCACATTTTGATTGATTATATACATATCCTGCAAAACCTGTTGCATTAGCAGCTACTTGTGCTGCAATCCATGCTACTGCTTCTTTTTGTATATAATATTTGTTACCATAAAGTAAAGCATATGCATTTGGATAAACATAACCCGTTGCACTCATACCTGGCTTAAAGACGTAATTTTTTATCTGTGTTTTTGCCATATTCTTTTAAATCCCAAATGCTATTGCAAACGCTGTTGCTGTTTCATCTACATACTTTTTATTAGGAACAGCCGTTACACCTGTTACTGCACCACTTAATGTAGCTGTTGTAAAAGCCGCCGTAGATGGCGTAGTTGCTCCAATAGATGTGTTATCTATCGTACTGTTATTTATAGGACCTACTATCCTTCCGTTAACACTATCGACTAGTAGTGTACTACTGTCTGAATATACTGAGCCGTTTAAATCTCCAGTTACTCCTCCGGTTGCTGTAATCATACTTGCTACACTTAATGTTCCGCCAAAGTTTGCGTTGCGTACAACTCCTAAACCACCTGTTACTTTTAATGCTCCAGTTGTTGGACTTGTACTTTGTGTTGTGTTTGTTATACTTACTTCACTAAAGTTTCTTGTTTGATCTAATACATTAATAATTCCGTATACAGTACCGTCTACATTTCCGTAATATAACGTATCAGGTGCACCTAATGGAATTGTCCATGTCAGTCTACCTGTATTTTTACCTTGTGCTGATACACCTACAGTACTATCACTATGCCTTAGACCACTACTATAAACAACCGTGTTGCCAACAGCAACACTACTAAAAATTTTGAATACTAAAGTAGTAAAAGCTAAATCAATTGTAGTAGTTTGATTTCTGTAAACAGTTAATGTTGGTTGATTGTTTGATTCTCCGTCGAATCTAAAATTACCTGCACTTTCCACAAAGTCATAATCGGCAGCAACTCCAGCTTCATCAGAGTTAACTGATAAGGTTAATGTTGTTGCTGAAATATTTCCATTCGCATCAACAGTAAAGCTAGGGCTTTTAAAGCCGTAATCTGATCTTAAAGGTGTATTAACTGTCGTTGGCATTTTTTACTCCATATAGTATATTTAGCCTACTTAGGAATGTCAACTAGTTAAAGGATTTTGATTTTGAAAGTAGTTTGCAGTAAAAATGAACTTTGCACCTTCGTATCCTGTTTTAGCTGTTATTAGCAAATCTACATAAGATTGGTTAACTGTAACCGATAAATCTACAAGATCATTTCCTAAATTGCTTCGACCAACCACACTTAAATTAGCATAATCAACACCAACTGCAACAATAGCCTTCACAATTTCTTTGTTAGTATTATTATAATCAATTGAAATAGTAAACTCAGCTGAACTAAATTCACCAGCATGCCAGCGTTCTACTTGTGTGTTTGTATAAGCTTGCTTCCAAGGCCCGTTGTGAGAAGTACTGCCATTATTTCTTACTAACAGTGTCTTTTTAATACCTTCTTTAAAGTAATTTGCAATATTAAACATAATGATCCTTTGTCATTATATTTATCAGTTATTTACTATGATTAGTTTTCCGTACTCAGGCAAGTACAAGTATTCGATATCACTAGTAGCTAATGTACGAATAGCATCATCTAATGTTTCTACTAATGGTTCGCCTCCTAAATTAAAACTTGTATTAAAAATAATAGAAATACCTGTTTTTTCTTTAAATGCTTTTATAATATCATAATAATGAGGATTTTGATCTCTACTAACTGTTTGTATTCTACAAGTTCCGTCAACGTGTATAATAGCAGGAATCTTTTCTTCTACACCTGGTTGACAGTTTACAGCATACATCATTGTAGGTGAACTAGGCATACCACGTAAATCAAACCATTCATGCACATCTTCTTCTAGTATACTGCCAGCAAAAGGTCTAAAATATTCTCTACGTTTAATTTCGTTTACAAAATCTTTACCATCTTTGAAAGTTGGATCAAACATTAAGCTTCTATTACCTAATGCACGTGGTCCGTTTTCTGAACGTCCTTGGAAATTAGCAACAATATTTTTTGACGTCATAAGTTCAACAACATCTTTATGTGTAGCATCTTTAATCTCTGCGTCATACTTTTCTACTGTACTATAAATATCTTGTTCTGAATAATCATACTTAGGACCCAAAAATACATCATTAGCACGTTTATTAACAGTAGTATCTTTAGAAGTTTTATAGTATTGCCATAATGCTGCACCCATTGCTGTTCCGGCATCATTTGAAATAGGTTCTACATAAATCTCAATACCTTCGTCTTTTAGTGCATCTAAGTAGTGATAGTTAGCAACACAGTTAAGCCCATAGCCGCCACTAATAACTACTTTTTTACATTTTGATTTTTCAACTGCATGTCGAATAAGTTTAACTACTGCTTCTTGTGTTTCTTGTTGAACAGCATATGCTAAGTCTCTTCTGTTTTCAAGATACGTAACATCTTCTTGATCATATGCAAGATTGTCATTATCTAACTCTTCATGCATAGATTTATTAACAATTGCTCCGTTAGGATATCTAGGAACTATTAAGTTTCTATTTGTAGTAGGGACTGGTAATGTAGTAGTGTTGTCTATAATATCTGGAATGTTACTATTAGGTTTACCATATGGGGATAACCCCATAGTTTTTCCAGCTTCAATTGCTGTAAATCCACAGTACTCTGTTACTGCTTCATAAGCTTTTACAATACCAGCACGATCATGAATAAATGCTTCGTATTCAGTCTCAGGTTCACCCCAATGAGTTGCGTCCCACTTTTCAACTAATGCTCCTGGTATAGCCTCTCTAGCTCCTAGTGTTTTATGCAAAGTTTTAAATCTTGCGGGGTAATTACACTTGTAAATACTTTCAGTTTCCCAAATAGTCATGTCGTTGCCCTGACTATGTAAAGGAAAAAATGTTCCAGCACCGTCAACAATTACTGCTACAGCCTGATCAAAACCTGACCTATAAAACGCCATAGCTGCATGCATCTTATGATGATACATAGCTACATCTATTACTTCAATTCGATTATTTGGATTTTCTGTTTTTAGTAGACCTAGTTTCCTTGCTAATCCAGAATAAACATCTTCGCCGGAATAATCTAATTTTCCTGCTGTTTCTTCTAAAGTTGTTGTATGGCAAATTACTAAATGATCTAATCTATCAGTATACTCTTTAATTTTAAGCATACTAGCTAATGGTCCACCATCATACTTTAATCGAGTTAGTCTTTCTTCTTCGATACTGAAAACAATTTCGCCATCTTTAAGTAAGCATACTCCTGCATTATGTCCCCTAGCTACTCCTGCAATCCAAATTGGTTTTGACATTTAATATCCTCTGTACGTGCTAAAATTGTTATCAGAAACGTAAGATCTTATTTGTTCTCTAAATTCAAATAGACTTACATCTTTTGTGTTATATATATTGTCTAAATAATCAATTACACTATATTGTTTATCATTAAATTTTGTATCTTTGCCTAGAGCTGGCAGTAAACATTCTTGTAACCACTTGGCATGACCGTGTGTTGACGGATGAGGATCCCACCAGTATGGTTGTTTTTTATTTGTGCTTTCGTTTGTGTTAACAAATTTGTAAATATTAGGACTATCAACAATGTGTTGATTTTCTCCTAGTTGTTGATCTTGCCATGCAAAACTTCCTAAAGGCGTTACCCAATGTTCTCTATTATCATTCCATATTGATTTTACATAATGTTCAAACTCAGGATATTCTTCTAACAATGTACTATTAACTGTGCCATTTTCTCCGTCACCGTTAAAGTTTAAGAAGTCATTTCCTAGTTTATTAAAGTCTCCTATAGTAGTCATATGCCATTTACAGCCTGTTGATTTTAATAGTCCTTGTGCTAGTGTCATTGCATTTAATGAATGCATTACATATGAACGTTCGTCAAAGAATTGATCATACCATTTTTTAGTATAAAATTCTAAATTATACATATTAAAAACAGAACCTTTAGTTAACCAACTGCCTGTTTTATGATAGTCATTTCTCAAGTGAGAAGTCCATTGAATAACTATAGTATCATCTTTAGTAAAATTATGTTTAGAATGACATTCAGCAATACGCTGTGCTATCGCAGAATTTCCTAATCCAGCATATGCCCAGTTTTCTGCTAGTGCGTATTCACTGTCTAACGAAAGAAGATTTGCCCATGTTGGCCAATCAAAGATAGTAAAACTACATCCAAATGTAAATAAACGTTTCATTAACTAGCTAACGTTTTTATGGATTTCTTCTATCATATGACGTTCAATCTTATCATCCATTTGCATAATACCTTCATTAACTCTATCAGAATATTCATCTACAGTAATTCTTATTGGACTATATACTCTGCTGATTTCGCCCATATCTAAGACATTAAAAAATTCACAATCCGGATACGAAGTGTTTATTGGGAAAGTACTTCCTATAATAACTGTACTTGGTTTATCGAATGCATATGCTAAATGTTGTCCTACACTATCACATCCTAAAAAATGATCAGCTTCAGAGATAATTGAGCACCATGATCTTAGATCTATTCCTTTTGGTACAGCAATTGGCCTATCTAGTCCTTGTTGTTTAAAGTCAATTGCTATTTCACCCATAAAGATAATTGCATAATCTTTACTAATTTCTTTTAGAATATTTACTAAGTTAGTAGGTTCAATGCTTCTTCCACTAAAGTCAGTTAACATTCCGTCTTGCTCTACAATACCTCTACCAAATGGCTGTACTACTAAAACTTTATCATTTTCTGTTTTTTCTTTTACTTCTTTAATGACCTGGCCGCCACGCATTAGTTCTTGTTTACTTAATTTAATATTTGGCTTAGGTAAGTCTCTAATTCCTTTATTATTAATAGCAATGTCATATGCTTGAGATAGGTTACATTTTTGATTATAATATTCCCAAACCCTATAAGGTTCAGGACTTAGCATATTCATATCTTTTAGTTTATCTTCAAATAAATTTTTGTGCCAATGATCGTATGCCTTAGCATGTAGTAACTTATGCCCTTTAAAAAAGTCAGTGCCGCCTTCGCAGATAACTAAAAAATCATCTTCAGGATTTTCTTCGTGAAATTTTTCTAGTGCTGCTATTGAGCATACTACTCTTCCGGCACCACCGTTTATAAAAATTGCTGTGTT